TCATATTGCCGTCTGTCAGAGTCCCCAACAGCCGGAGTTTTTTGCAGTCTCCATCTTGGAACCTTAGCCAATGGCCGCCGGTTTCCAGTGATGCTTGCACCTCCGCCAAGCCATCCCCCCAAATATCAGTTTCCATCTCGGCCTTTCCGGAGAAAATCCTCTATGCAACGATACGGAAAAAAACTCTCATGGATGGTGATTTTCTCAATGCCATAATATTCTGCAAATGCCCGCTTGAACGGTGACAATCTGATGCCGTAGAGGTGAGTCTTCATGTTGCCCTCCCATCCTCGAATCCTAATGGTTCCCGCATCCGTTTCTCGGCTGCTGTCTGCATTAACCAGGCGTTGTACGTTGCATAGTTGAGGATGGGAGGGCGAAATTTTGTGACCTCATCGAATCCTAATTGCTCCCGCATCCGCTTCTCGTCCCGGAAGCCCTTGAGTGCCCCGAAAGACCCAGACGTGCCCCCGGTTGCTGCACCAGTGCCCCATGCAATCCACTCCGCTTCATAGCGTAATCGGCCCGTTACCCGCTCCGCAGCCCTCCGGGTTTGTGCTTGCTGGGCATAAATCCCTTCCATGTCCACGCTCACCTGCTGCTGGACTGGATGCTTTTTGATGTGCCTTATGATCATTCTGTCCTCCGAGTTTGGGTTTACTAAATTTTGCCATCTAAGAACCGGTTGAGTTCCGGTTGACGGTATTCTTCAAACGCTAATGCGGTTGAATAGTTTACATGGCAATCGATTTTCTCGATCCAAAGCATATCATCTGCTCCATTGACTGCCACTGCCTCCCCTGTGACACACATTGTTTCTAACGTGTTGATCCGGGTTTGTTTAATGCTCATTCTGTCCTCCGAGTTAAGGTTCCGGAGAGCCACTTGTTGACGTCTCCGCGTTTGTATAACCGGACTCCACCCTTGCGCTCACAAGGTATCTCATCCGCCAGGGTCCTCAGAAATTTGCTGTTGGACATCTCTAACTCTTTAGCGACCTCCCACGCAAACAAAATTGCACTTTCCATGCCTCTACTCCGGTTGCTTAGATCACACGACAACTGCCGCGCTCAGGGCCTGACCGCGTGGAACCACGCACCCTGGGACCAGATTACGCAATAATTCGCAGTAATTCCAGAACTTTTTTGTATCAATTTGTATCCATCTCATTTGATGAGTTCTCATTCTAATTTGATGAGTTCTCAAATCGTTCCGAAGCCTTGCAAGCACTGGCTGTTCCCACTGTTCCCACTGTTCCCACTCCAACTCATTTGATGAGTTCTCATTCTAATTTGATGAGTTCTCAAAGACGGATTTTTCTTGGATTTGCTTGGAAGGATGCCGGAGGACCCCCGGCAAGGGTTGCTTTTTGGGGTGGAAACAGTGGAAACAGTGGAAACAGCGCAGGGGTTGCTACACTGTCTGACGTAAGAGACGTAATACAGACGTAATACAGACGTAAGTGCTAAACAACTCCGGTCTTCCGCAGCTGCTCCCGCATCAGCCCCACAAGATTGTTGTCAACCTCGTTAGTTGTTCGCTCTGCTGCCCATTCCGCAATTTCAAGCCCCAGCCGGAGGATAATTTTCTCGGTCAGCATGGAAAGAACGAGAGTTTTTGCGGCAGCAAGTCCCACCGTCCCGAGTAATGCAATCATTTTATTTCGTAGTTTAAGCACCCCTGACCTCGCCCCGGAGGACCAACCGCGCCGGCGATCCCCCGCTGGAGTTCGGTAGGGGTGCTATTTCAAAACATTGCCAGATTTGAGGGATAGGTCCAGATATGGGGCCGGATGCCCTCGGTTAAATCGTCCACGTGCAAGAACCTTCCAGAGTAATCCCCAATTTGAGATAATCCGATCCCGGTGCAACCGTTGCTCAATGCCAGGTCAAGGACATGGAGTGCATCTTGCCCCGAGATTGCAATATCAACCGCACGACCCGTGGTGTGCGGCCCATCAGGTCCAGTTTTGGAAATAGTCGCATTGAACTCTGGACAACGATACCCACTATTGAGACGCATCGGTTTTCCGTAGAGGTCCCGGATCGTCTGGAGTTTCACGAGAAACTCAGGTTGCATCTCGTTTTTTCCACAACATGAACAGCAGAGTTCACGATCAGAAAAATTGCGGGTGCTGGGAGGTTTACGAGACAATAATCCGGGATTTGAGGTTCGCGGTTGGGGATGCATCATTTCTGAATGGGTTTTTCATGGTCATAATTGAGGATCGCAGACTCAAGGTTTTTGAGCCTCAACTGGATTGAGATAACCCCGGATGCTGTCGTGGACGTGGTCGCATGAATATTTCGGAGCTGCTCCCGCTGCGAGACAAACATATGGTAAACCCCAGAAAACAACCCTGCAATGACAAGCAGCATCAAGCACCCGAAAATTTCGAGACGCATGATCACCTGCGCTTGTCGAGTTTCCCCAACAATTCCCGCATGGTGATCGTCTGCTCTGCCAGTGCCGTCTTGAGTTCCACCAGGGCATCGGAGGATGTTTTGACAAGCTCAATCAATTGACCGTCGTTCTGAAGCTCCTGCTCCCGCATCTGATGCCGTTCAGACTGGAATTGGTCGCTCAGATACCGGATATACCATCCACAAAATCCAAGGCAAACAATCGGCACTCCGATCCGTTCGATCAGTCCAATGATTGACTCTAATTCCATCATGCCGGTTTGGTTGGCCAGGTAACCCCAGTGAGCTGCCCGGACTCATCGAGGGATGGGGACGCAGACGCAGGAAGGTCTCGGAGTGCTTGCCGATAGCTTTTGCGCTTTGCACTCATTGTCAAATCAGAGGATGCCCACCAATCTGATTCTGCAAGCAATCGCCCCCTCTCAACCCGCAACAACCGCAAAGGTTCTGCTGCTTGGAGTTTTGCCAGTTCCGTTTGAATCTCCTTTTCAGTCGGGAGTGTGACTCCTTCTTTGACTCCTGCAACTGAATTGTTGTCAAAATGGTACTCTGAAATTGTTCCGTTTGTTGGCCCAGATAGGACTCCACCTACCAGACTCTGAACTGCATCAAAATAGGACGGATTGTTCATGTGCTGATCTCCATTGCATATAAAGTGCTAATTCCACCACCATCTCCACCTCCCACTTGGATACTGCCACCAGTGACGTAGTATTGAACCCGATAATAATAAGTGCCAGCAGTCGCAGTTAAAGAAACATCAATCGTTGTATGTCCGAAGTTTCCACTCCATTGTGATTTATCCCCTGTGAAACCCGTATAACCCACACCACCTCCGGGTTGTTCTGTGGATGATCCTGTATCTCCAGAGACAGAGTCCAATTCCACTAGATTCTCAGTGAAACCAATATTAGTTGCCCTTTCTATTTTGGTCTTTGTGACATATGATCCTTCATTCCCTTTTCCCCATTGTGTTCCCCACTGCAAGAAAATGTTTGACCCGGCAACCTTGGTGATTGTCAAATAAGTTGTGTGTAAAAGCAACCCCCATTGCCCTGCTGCTGTACTAACAGCTGTGTCTGTACTGACATATTGTGTTTGCAACAGCTTTCCTGCGCCGCCAGTAATTACGACCGCACTGCCTAAGGATACAACCCCACCGGATTCTGTCAGCACTGGAGTGCTGCCGTCAGATTCGTAAATGCCTCCGGCACTCGGCAGTTTTATTTTTGCATCAGTGTTTCCCGTGAAGTTGATGTCTCCAGCACTGGTGATATTGAGACAATCAACCGCACTCCCTCCGGAATCTCCCTGCAACGATAAATCGGTCCCAGCGGTGACCGGCTTGATTGTATTTGCTTTTATTAAACTCATAACGCCTCAGTGATTGAAAATGATAAATCCCGGTGTGATCCAGTTGCTCCCACATATCCCTCCTCGGGGTTGCTGATACTCCCATAAATTGCCAGGGAATTTCGCTCTGCCGGCATACTGGTCAGCACCTCAATTGGCAATGGCAACCCGCGCCTGGCATTTGCAATGCCGACCAGATTGTCAGCATGGGCTTGTGACCAGATGCTGCTGATCCCATATGTCTGGGCAACATTCCTCAGTAGTGTTTGATAGCTCCCGTTCGGACCCGTTGATTTGCTTGAGAAATCCCGGACTCCACGGCTCAATGTTGACGGGTTATTGATTTCAGTTTCCGTCCCAACCCGGAGGATGCCCAATGAGACCGGATGCTTGATCACAGTACACGCCGCCGATGCCCGGGTTGCAGATAATGTGACTGCGGCACTGCTGGTCCCGTCTCCAACAATCTTGATGATCTGGTATTCAGTCCCTCCAATTGTCGCCCAGCCCCCCAGCAGGACTTGCCCATGTTGTGCCAGGTTCACAATTGCATTGCTCGAGTCTTCAAATCTTCCGGTGGCCCCTGCGTCCTGCCTCCAGTTTGCAATGGCATTGGTCACTGGATTCAATGGCAACGCCTTGAAATCGGTGCTTGTGGTCAACGATAAATCCACGGTGCTGCTGCCGGAGATTGGCTCTTCTGCCATTGGGTTGATCCTCGGCCCCATGGATTGTAACCATATTGATTTTCCAATTGGGCCGATGTCCAGGCAACTGCTCCGCCCCCGTCAACCGAATAGGTCCCAGAACTTGCCATCCAATTTGCAATAAAAAACCCTGTGGATGCCCCCGTGAGGGTAGCGCGAACCACTACCGTGGTTGCACTCCCTATCATGCGGTTTCGGGGTTGTTCTGTTTCAACGTTCGTCACCGGCCATGCACTCAATGCCGTCCCGGTGGTCAATGAAACTGCACTGATGGTATTATCTGGCAGGAACTTCATGCAGTGCCTGTTTGCGTGTATGGATCAATCACCGCGTCCCCGCCCCAGGTCGTCTGCTCGTTTGCAAAATCCCATGACCGCTTTCGGGTGATCAGATACCCAGAAATCCCGATTGTATCACTAAAAAAATCAATTCTCTCGCCGAGTCCGATGCCAGTGTTGACCCCGGAAACCGTCAATTCAATCCTCGGACGTGTTTTGACTGTCCGGATGTTTCCCAGCATGAAGGTTGCTTTACTCATTGAGGACGCAAATGTCCTCACCCGCTGATCCCGCCCGGTGTCTGCAATTGCAAGTCTGACAAACCTCTGGAACCGCTGGAGCTTGTATGCGTTTGCCAGGGTCCCTGCACCAAGTGCCTCGTTGTAGGATCGGGTGGACATCAACCCGGAAATCGGCCCCGGCAGTCCAAGATTGATTCCAAGAATATCCTCTGGGTAGATTGTCAACGAGGATGCCGGAGTGTTTGCCCGGTCAATCACATGGATGGTCTTGGTTGGTTCATCCAGGTAAAACTGATAATTGATTCCCCGTGCAACAACATCCGCAAAATCAATCAACCGTTGTTGTTGTGTCTCAAAAATTGCCAGCTCGGCATCAGAGGTATCAGAGTTTGGTGCAAGGGTTTGTACAACATCATATCCCAATGTTTGACCCAAGAAAACGAAGAAATCGGATGCAGTTGAGTCTCCATTGGTCCGGTCCACATAGCCTGTGGTCCCCGAAACAGATGCCTCTCCACCAATTGCTCCAGATGCCAAAACAAGTGTTGGAAATGACCCCTCTTCAACCGTTGTGAAATCGGTGCTTTCAGAGGTATCCACGGTTTCCGCTTGTCCATCATCCTGGACTTGTGCGTTGCCCCCTCCGGATATTGTTATCAAGAGATTGGGGTTTCCCACTCTAGTTTTTGCAACATTCAGAACCAGAATTGGATTCTCCAGCGTGATTGTCCCAAATGCAAATGCGAGTTGATTGTCCGAACTGGTCGCAGACCCTACATCATAAAAAATTTGTCCAGACGCACTACTGGTTCCAGAGACTGCAACAGTGATCCCATCATCAACCGTCAATGTAAACCCTGCTGGAACTTCAACCTCGTCCGGCAGCCGCCGCTCAACTGAAACAACAGACAGGGTCCCTGTGACCGTGAGCGTGGCTCCGTCCTCAACGGTCACCGGGGTGTCCACATCAATTGCATTGTCAACAAGGGTGTCCACAGAATAGGTTGTGCCTCCACTAATGGTTTCGCTTGCCGTCAACGGATTTGCAAATGCAATGTCGGAAAAATCCTTATCCAGATCAATGGTTGTACCTGTTGGAACATCTTCAACGGTAAACAATGTTGCACTTGATCCATCACTCTCCAGCTCCGCCCCCACAAGGTCCATTCCAACAAAAAATATCACCTCTCCAGTTGTAAATGGATGAGTTGCATCAAATGTAACCCTGCATTTTCCGGAACCATTGTCTGCAACTCCAATCACCTCCGCAGTCGTGGAGGTTTCTGCCAAGAACAACCGGAGCAAATTGTAGCTCTGAACTGGTGCCTCAAGCTGGAAGCTCAAACTCGTTTCAGTGACATCCTTGAGAATGGACGAAACTTGCCCAATCTTATCCCCGTCCCAATACAAGGTTGTGGGAACAACACTCATTGGATTATCAATCAACGTCCCAAGATTTGCACCAGAGAAGGGATGCTCTGGATCAGTGGGCCGATTTGCAATAACCAATGATCCATAACTTGGAGCCAACCAACCATTGTCAAATCCTCCCTCGGAGAATCTGGGCAACTGCTGGATAAAAGGCTGGTAGTAAGAATCAGATGCAAACCCGCTCGGTTGTTCTGACAGATGCCAGATTCCTGCCCCACCTCCGCCGGAGGTATCGTTGAAGGGTGCCCCAGTCAAATCCATATCCACCTGAAATGCCATCAGACTCCCGAGACGTTGAGTGCTGGAATCATCCCCAGACGGTTTGACCGTTCTTTGATCTCCACCCGGATCGCCGAGTCATAACTGGAAAGCTGCTGCCCGGTTCCATCATAAATATTGACCACAACGCCGGCACCGTCACCTCCTTGCCCAGCCGCTTGACGCGCCCCTGGGGAACTCCTGCCACTCGATGCACCAGAACCACCACTGCTGCCAGTGGTCACGGCAGGGACATCGTAGGATAAGGGGATTATTCTGTCAATGTGTTCCCCGGTTGGGTTTTGATCGGCCCAGAATACTTTTGATGGCCAAACTAATGCTGCATCCCTGCTAAGTGTTCTGCCAGAAACAGAAAACGCATTGATCTGGTTTACCAACTGATCCAGCTTTTGCCCGGCACCTTCGACCTTTTCAAATGAAAATGCAGACGATGGAATGATGATTTTGGGGACCCGGACATCCAGGTTCAAAACATTGCGTTCAATGTCTCCCATGATCGCAGCAAACGAATTGCGGATGCGGTTGCCTGTGAAGACTGTGACGTTGTCCAGCCTCAGCATCAGCTCCTCGAAGTGGTAATAAACCGTATTTAGTCCACCCTCGCTGGTGTCGGTGATGTAGGAAAAATAATCTTTAAAAAGCAAATCCGCATTGATAAAAAACATGGTGATTGCTTCCAACAATCCACCAAACCCCTCTCGGCCCCGTAGTGATTTGAGGGATTTTGTTGAGCTGCCAATCACTTTGTCCAGATTTTCCAGGTTTGGAACCAACTCTTTTTTGGTTGTCTTTGCAAATTTTTCTGCAGTCGTTTCCCTGACCTTCTCGAGCTTGGTGAGCGTCTTCATTTGCTCGGCATTGTCCTCGAGGGCGGTAGTCACCGCATCCAGCTTCTTTGGAGTCTCATCTGCAAATCCAAAAACCTCTGCGATGTCATCCTTGTAAACAATGATCGCGGCAACTCCGGTTGCCAGTAGTCCAAGAGGATTCATCATCACCGCCTTGGTCAACAGGGTCACCGCCGCAGTGATCCCTCCAATAATAGCACCAAAGTTTGCGGCAAGAAAAACTCCAGCGGCCAATCCAACGGCTTTTGCGACCGCATCAAAATTGTCAACAAGGGCCGTCAAAAATGGCAGAACTGCAACCAGTACCACCGCAAATTTTGCAGTAAATGCACGGTTCAAAAGGTCCATTTGATCGTTAAATGCAGAGATGCTGTTTGCCGCATCGGTCCCAACAATGCCCCCAACCTCCCGCAGCCGATCTGCAAACATATCAATGCCAAACGCCCCCTGCTGGAGTAATGGCAACAGCTCAACCCCAGATCGACCAAACAAATCAGATGCAATTGCCGCTTGGCGGGCTGGTGATTCAATCCCCTTAATCGCCTCGGCGACCTCCACAAACAGGGCCGAAGAATCCTTTATTTTCCCATCATTGGCAGTGATTGAAATGCCTAGCAGATCAAATGCTTTTGCGCTTTCCGCGATCCCCTGGTCAGCATCTCCAATGGTCCGGTTGAACTTCTGCATCGACTTGTTGAGTGCCTCGGTCCCAACTCCAGACTGTGATGCAGCAAACTGGAGAATCTCCAGCTCTTCAACTGCCAATCCAGTTTGCAAGCTGACCTTTTGCAGACGATCTCCGAGCTGCAAAACCTTCCTTGTCAAGGCACCAATACCTGCAACTCCAACCAATCCGGCAACAGCCCCACCGAGTTTGCCCATGCCTCCGGCGAGGGCATTGGTCTTGGCCGTGGTCTTCTCAAGTTTGCGGTTGTACTTATCCAGGGCATTCCCGGCAGTTCGGAATGCTTGCCGGGTTTTGTCCTCTCCCCGGATTTCTACGACTGCAACATTTCTAGCCATGCCGTGGTTTCTTCCTCATTGCCTCAGCTTTGCGCCGCTGCTCAATTTGTCCTTGTCGATGGGAAAACAAAACCGTCTCAATGTGCAGTAAACGCTCCCAGAGGACTGGAAACTTCATTCCGTACAATCCCAGCACCTCAAGCATATCGGATGCTTGGAGAGGATCAGTCCCGCCTCTTCGGCCCGTCCAATCCAGTTGCTTCCAAACCTTGACCAGCATCCTGTTGATCCCCGTGAGTTCGAGCAGTCCCCTCGGGCATATGCCACAAGGTGGATGCTCCCACTGACTCAACTTGGACTGACAGCACCAATTTTCTTGGAAGGGAGTACCCGTTGTGATTCCATGTTCAACTGATCCCTGGACATAGATAGCTTGTCCGGTCTCCAGATCAAGCCATTGGTTCAGTTTCCCAGCTCGGATTCCACCTCTTCAAGAACCTGCCGGACCAATTTGTCGGCGACACTGATACAAAGGGTCGCGTGGATTTGCAACAGCTTTTTTTTGTTTGCTTTGGTACATGGAAACGCCTCTCCGCCCATCTCCAACCCGTCCCAGCTTGTCACGCATCCCTCGAAAATCCGTTTGTTTTGCTCTGCTCCAGATTGCCCCTGTTGTGAAAGCTCATCAATCTGGGGGCGTTTGCACCAGAACGTGACCTCTTGATGCTTCTGCAAATTGATTGGAATCTCTTCTGAAAATTCGTTCAGGTCCATCTGTTCAATATATTAAACACCGCCAACCCCCTCCAGTGCTGCCGCACCAGAGGGTTTCGGCTTACGCATTGTCATAGTTCAATTGGAACCGAGTCTGATCCGTGGTCGCTGTTCCCTTGACAACCTGAAACGTGCAGGTTGATGTTGCCACCAGGTCCCCGCCGATCACCGCGCTGATCCGCACTTGTGGCAAATAGAACCTGACAAAGTTGCTGCCATCATCAACCTGAATCCCAACTGAAATCAGGTCATCATCCACAAATCTGCTGGACGCTGCCAACTCATTCGGTTGTGCATTCAATGTGAATGAACCATTGATCGAAAAATCATTGCCGATCAAATAGGTTGCAGCAGGATAAACGCTCCCAGTCAAATCCGCGGCCCCCGGGGTTTGGATGTCCCTGGACAGGGTCATGTCAACACTCTGGACGGTCACCTTGTTGCCAGCAGCAAACAGCGATGCTTGTGCAGTTGCATTGTCTGCAACATAGACTGCCGAGTTTTTCATGCTGACCGGACTCAATGCTGATACTGCACCAGCCGACAAGGTCGCCCGCATGACATCATCCGCGTCTGTTGACCCAGGCGCAGCTGCAACCGAGACAACATTCCCGGACACACTGGAAACGGTTGTCGTCCCCCTCGATGCCCCGCCCGAATTGTTGAAAACCTCAACGGGCTGGTTTGCAAAAAACAGATTCGTTGCATCTGCTCCCGGTGCCAGGTTAATATCGGGGGCATTGATCGTGATGTCGTTTGTGGAGACACTGGCAACAGTTGCTTGGCCGCCATAGTACAGCCGGGTGCCCAGCACACTGAACGTGTAGATCAGGTTCCCAGACTTTGAGACATTGACAGACATCTCATTGAGTATCCCGCCCGCAGCGGCCACCAGGAACTCCTCATCAATCAAATGCCATGCACTGAACGCTGCCACCTGATTGCTGAAGTAATACCCGTAGAACGAAGGATCAATGTTTGTTGATCCAAAGAACTTTTTAAGCAGATAACCCTCTGCCGGTTCTGACACTCCATTCGGTTTTGACATCACCGAGAACTCGGTGGCAGCATAGTCCAGTCGGTTGGTCGCCTGGTCTTGGGTTATGATCTGTGACCCCGTTTCGGAAAACGTGGTTGTGTCCACCTCCTGCGACCACGCGGGTGCCTCGGTAAATGCAAAACTCTGCTCCGTTGCTCCATTTGATCCGGAGGGTGCAGCACTCAAGGTGCCGGTTGTGGATTCATCAACAAGGACCGAGGTCACGGCCCTCTGCCGTAGCACGTTTGTGCTTATCGCCGTTGGCATAATATACTCCTATTTAGAGGTTTGAGGATCGTTCGCCTCGGTATAATAAACGCAATTCCAAGTCATGGACGCACAACCAATCGGCCGGTCTCCTTCATTGGAAAAGCTGATACTGGTTTCAGAGATAAAAATCTCTGTGACCAGCGACTGGACAGTCGCGTTGTCCATGATCGCAACTTCGACCTCCGTAGTGATGTCATCCAGCTCATCATCCAGTCCGGATGTCTTTTTGCTGTATCCATCAATTTTGACCTCTAGCATACGCATCAACAGACGGGATGCCCCGCCTACTTCTGCTTCCTCAGAGGTTTCCGCATTAGTATAAATTGCCAGCCCCGGAAGGTTGGCAGTCGCAAGAGGATAAACCCGCGCCTGATAGACCCGCGCCCCCGTTGTCGTCAATCCAGTGCAAGCAGTTCCGATTGCTTCCCTGATCTGTTGGCGAACGTGGCTCATGTCAATTCAAGTACCAGATTTGTCATTCCCTGGCCGTCCTCCTGAACTCCGACAACCGTGTATCCGACAGAATTAATTGTCAATGTGTCCCCGGATGCAGCACTGCTGACATCCGAGGTTTGACACAAAAAGGTCGGGGTGTTGGAGTCAACATCCACCTCCCCGGAATCCAAAGGAATTGACGATGCAGGTTTGTCAAAAATACCATTGACCGTGGCAGCACTCCCGCCATCTGGAGTATAGGTTCCAGCACTCCCAAAATCGGAAGTGTTGACGAAATCGGCCCGGTCATCGGTGCTTTCAACGGCCACTCTGCCCCCCTTTTTTCCCTTTCCTCTTGGAGGTTGGTGCATCTGGAGCGGCCTCGGCCTTATTGGAACCAATCAACATTTTGGCTTCCTTCTCGGAAACCTCCACGATTGATCCAATGGCTGGGACTACTCCGTTGTGCATGAACCCCCGCAACACCCTTACTCGCATGGTGCCCCCAGTTGGCTGGGCAGGGGTGCCGGAAACCAGACCCCCTGCCGTTTTAGTGGTCAGCATCAAGAATCATCCGTGATGCCAAACGAACCTGCGTGGCGGACACCGATGTCCGCATCCACGAAGACCAAGAGCCGCACCTTGCCATCATCAAACTCGCGATGCACGGCAACGTCAATCCCAGGACTCCAGTACCCAATGATCAGGTCAGAATAGTTCCCAAAAATTGCTCGTTCCTTCCCGCCAAAAATCGCATTGGCCGTGATCAAGGCTTTGAAGCCCCCAATGTCGTTTCCTTCCATGACAAACCGCCCGGAACCAGAATCACGGGCACGGGCCTTCGCATCTGCGGCCAAGGTCGGATGGATGACATAACCGAGCTTCCCAAAATAGGCATTGGCCGCCATGACATCCCCCTGCATGGCCATTGCGTTTGCCCACGAAAGCTGGTCGGCGGTGATCAGGGTAATTCCAACCCCTGCAGTATTAAGAATCCCGGCTGGCTCATTGGATGCCCCAGTCCCATTGAGAGCTGCACCATCAAGGGCCACCGCAACGGACGTGCTGATTTCCTCACGGACTAGCCGCTCAACGTCCATCGAACTCTGGAGTCTCAATTGTCTGCTCAAATCTACCCTGAGGCCATAAGTTTTCAGAGAAAGTTGCAACTGGTCATAGCTGGGCGTGACATCCCCGGCATCCGCTCCCTCCGCCAACCAGCCCCCGGTGATCGCGGCATCCCTGCGCGGAATCTTGATGATTCCATCCAACCCACGAAGCACCCGTGCGCCCATTTGAACGGTCACCATTGCATCATCCAAAAACTCGATGAAGGACGAGGCATCGAGAATGGTGGGCACCAGATTGGCCCCATCCCCGGAACCTGCCAGCAGTTCGCGTTTCTGGAGTGTCTTGTCGTGCAACACCTCGTTCGGAACAAAAAAGCCCCGTGCTGCCCGGTTCATCTTCTGCTCGGCGGCGACACATGCCTCGATCTCAAACTCGGCGTTGCGCTGTGCTACCACGTCCCCCGGCTTGGCAAGGGCATTGATCAGGCGCAAAAAGGAAAACTGTTTCGTTTCTTTCTTGGTCAGGCCAATGTCATGCTCGGTCTTGGGCTTGTTCTGGATGCGCTCCAAAACTGCTAGCGCAAACTCTCCAGCAGACTTCCCGGACTTGATATACTCCTCAGCCAGCTCGGTTTGTTTGTGTTCACGTCCGTATGATTCTATCTCTCGGACTCTGCCGATTTCCTCGGCCCGCGCTTTTGCCACCACTTGCGTGGTGTCAACGCGTTCCTCGGTCACTTCTATTTTCTCTTCCATTTCAATTGCTCTCAATTTAGTTATTTCAGTTTGAAACGTCTGCTCTTCAGCTCGCCCGATACCCACCGATTGATCTGCTCCAGATGAAACAATGCTCAACTCATATGGCTCAAAATCCGTCACTCGGTAAACTGGGGGGTTGTCCTGCGTCTGTTCCATTTTGTGGATGGCATAGCCAACCGACACTTGTGTGCGGATACCGTCTTGAACATCCCTGAAAATCTCTTCGGCCCGCTCCGATTTGCCAAACCGGATTGAAGCACGTCCAAATTTATCAGGATCAATCCTTGCGGATTCCACAACGCCCACCTGATCATCCAGATGGTGATTGACCAAAACAGGTCCAGAATTATTGAGACGGCCAAGTCTCACAGATTCCGGTCTGTGGTCAAGAATCTCTGTTCCAAAATTCCTTTCTACTGGAGTTTCAGAACTAAATGCAATAGGCAGGGTCCGGTCCTCCGACTGGAGATCCCCGCGCTCCAGCGTCACCGTCCTGCAAAATAAACCTGTTGTTTTTATCTCAGTTTGCTTCGTCATCATTTGTCTCTTCTGGTGTAAATTCATCTGTTAGGGGTGGCCCCAATTTCAGTCCCATCTCTTCGATCAGTGACTTCTCGGCAGCGAGCTGGGCAAGAGTATCGGTGTATTCTTTGCCCTGTTCGCCAGCAATTTCTGCCAATGATGTTGCCCCCATCTCCATTGCCAGCTTCTTTGCTTTCATTTCTTTTTCTGGATCAACGTATCCCCAGCCCCTGGCAATCCAAGAAACCGCTTTGAATTTTGACAGCTTGGAAATCGGCAAGGGCAGCGCACCAGTGGTCATCGACATGACAAGCCAGCTTTGATAAACGCGATTGCAGAAGGTACTTGTTATCATCTGCTGGAGGGTCTGCCATTGTGCTTGCTCATCTTTTGCCCCTGCTCTGATACTTGAGTAATTCACAGATTCCAGGTCTCCAGATAGTGAATTGTAGCTCACCAGTGCCCCGCTGGAGACTGACCTCAGGATCGATTTGACAAAATCCGGATATGCGGTTGTTGGATGGTTTGGATCAAACGACTGAAACTCCATCCCTGTCGGCAACTGCTGAAATTGACCAGGGGCAAACTCTGTGATTAGGTTGCCCTCTGCGTCCTCGTCCGTTCCTGAATAGCCAGCAGAATCTGGACTGGTGAAAAATCCCATCGCACTACTGCCGATCCTTGACGCAACCAACTCGCTCTCTTGGTACTGATGAAGCATCTGGAGAGGTCTTAATGCAGTATTGAGCCAGGGAATCCCGCGGGATTGCCCGGGTCGTTCTTGGATAAAAATATGGATCATCTCATCCGCCGGCACCCGTTCCGCTGCCGCACTGTTTGCAGTCCCCCAGAGTTGGGAGGATGGATTGATCTGCTGGTAGTACGCGATGGGCTTGCCGCGCTGGTCCTGCTCGATGCCCATGACAACATTGCTGTCCCGGTCTGACAGATTGTAATCAACACTGATTGCATCCCCTTCAAGCACCCACAGTGACAATCCAAACGGGTTGCCCGGAGTTCCCTTGACGAGCCGGATAAAGACCTCGCCATCCCGGGCCAGCGTCTCCATGACTTGGTGCTGCACTCCAATCCAATCCTGCCGCGCATCCACAGTGACAAAATCCGGATTGATCCCCCATTCAAACCACTGCCGCTCAAGTAAATTATTGTCTGCTGAATCCAGTGACCCGTCTTCTCTCCGAGTCTTCGCTTGGAACTTAATCCCATACGGGCCGATGACATTTGATTTATTCATTGCCAGAAATTTTCTGGCATATTCCGAGTTCTGGCAAAGACTCCGCACCCGCGCTCGAATAACCTTGAGTGCGTTTCGCAGCTCCTCATCTGCACTACTGTAACTCCCGCCCCAGCCGCTCAGGATGTTGTCAAACTTTGCCGAGTCAAATGCCCGCTTGCTCAAATTGACCGAGGGCACCACAGGGCGTTTGGGACTTGGTTGTTTTTTCCGGAACCAATTAAACATTTCAGCCACCTCCTTGCAATCGGCTCAAAATTATCCCGTCATTCCCGAACCCCTTACGCGCGCGCGTGAGCCTTTTATCCTTGAGCCACTCAGACCGGTAACGATCCCGGAACAACAGCAAATCCTCAATCGGCATCCTTGCCAGTGATCGTCCGGCAATGGAATAGCTCATCTGATCCTGGGATGCCCGGCCC